CTTGCGCAGCGCCTCGTTAGCCCGGATATCCGCAACCGCCTGATGGTAATACTGCTCCCGCTCCTGCTCCGACAGCTTGTAGCCGGGATTGGTGAGGATATCCTGCGCCTTGTAGAGCGCGGCCTTGTAGCCGCCGTTCGGGTCCTTGTAGGTCTTGTCGACATCGAACAGCAGCTTGTTGGCGGTTGCCTGGCTGCGGAAGTTGTCGCGGTCGAACTGCGCCTGTTCACTGGAATAGCCGAACAGCGGATTAGCGGCGCGCTCGTTGGTCGCGGCATCGAACTGCGCCAGTTTGCTCTGGACGGCCGGGTCCTGCAGCGAGGCGCCGCCGCGCAGCATCGCCATCACGTCATTGCGGGCGCCTTCCTGCCGCGCCGCGATTGCGTTCTTGGTATTGGCGAGATCGACCCGGCCCGCGGTATCGGTGATCGAATTGTAATGCTGGGTCACCTGCTGGTCGAGATCGCGGACCACCGCTTCGCCCATCACCCCGCCATGGTCCTGCACGAACTTGTCGCGGAAGGACTGCGCCGCCTTCTGAAACGCCGCCGGGTCGGTCGGATACTTCTGATGCAGGTCGTTCAGTTCCTGCGAGACAGTGTTGCCGTATTGCGCGACGGTGCCGGCCTTCATGGCGTCGCTATAGGCCTCGCCGGCCTTGCCGAAGATCAGCGGGGCGGTGGCCGGGTTTTCGACATTGACCGAGCCATCAGCGTTGCGAGTCACCTTCTGGTTCAACAGATCATCGGCCGCCTGTTTCTTGGCAAGCTGGGTCGACACATCCATCGCGACATCGGCAACCTTGTCGAGCGCATTGGCGCGGTCGTTCGCGGTTTTTTCAATCGCGCCGGCCGTGATCGCGGACTGCGGCGCGTTCGATGTGACGATGGCATTGCTGACGGTGGGGAGATCAACCATCCGCTATGCTCCGAACGGCAGTTTGCTGAGGCTGGCAGCCACGCCCGCCGCAGCCGAAATCTCGCCCGAGAGCAGCGCATCGCTCGACGCCTGCCGGTAGAACGCCGCATCGTTGCGGTCCTGATTGGCCTGCGCTTCAATGCTGCCGACCACGATGCCGCGCTGCTCGGTGCCGATCCCCTCCTGATAGTCGCGCACGGAAGTACCTGCCGGCGAGGACGGATCGGTATTGGCTGCCGCGCGCACCGCGTCGATATTGCCGAGCGTGGTGTTGAGATTGCGCGTCATCTGTGCGCCGGTCTGCACCGCCTTCAGGTCGCCGTATTGCGCAGCCATTTCCAGCCGGTCGGCCTGATACTTGTCAGCCGTCGCCGTGCCCTGCGCCTTGAGCAAAGTCGCGTAGGTTTGCAGTCCGATGGCGGCGATCGATCCACCAGAAGCGCCGCTACCGGCTGATCCACCGCCGTTCATATCGTAACCTCCAGCCCAATCTCTAATAGTTGCAGCGGCCCGGGCGTATCCTTGATGATGGCGACGCGTGGATCGAACGAGCGGCCTATCGGGCGCGTGCGCTCGGTGATTTCACGCTGCGGCGGCGGCTTGGTCGCATCGTCGCCGACATTCCATGCCGGAAAGCGCGTGAAGTTCATCTCGGTGCCGAGTGCAGGCGATGTCGGCGTGATCGGCCCCGAGAACAGCCGCGACATCTTGAAGCCGGACGAATGCGCGACATAGGCGGCAAAACGCGCGACGCGGCGCGGGAACATGCGCTGGCCGACCGATTTGCCGGCATCGGCGTCGGGCGCGAACGGCTCGACCGTCAGGGTCCACGGCTGGCCAGCCACCAGCGTTGAAACCGTCAAATCCTCGCCGCCATTGAATTGCGCGATGATGAAGCCGTTGGCGTCGATCTGATAGGTGCCCATGACGCGCGTCACCTGATCGATCAGCGTCACCGACTGCGACGGGATGAACCACAGCGGACCCTTGCCGCCCGGCGGGCCGAACGCGGCGGGCGCGGCATTCACCGCCAAAGCGCAGTCGAGGTATTGCGTGTCGTCTAGAATTTCGACCACACCCGCGCCAAAATAGGTCGAGGTGAACAGCACGTCGGCACGATAGGCGGCAATCCAGCTTACGGTTGCCCCGCCGGACCACGGCCCCCAGCCGATGGTCGGCACGATCTGCGATGGAAGGGTTTCGGGATCATATTTGCCGACCGCGGTCGAGCCGTCGCCATTGAGTACGTAAGTGTAGCGCTCGTTGAAAGTACCGTCCGCCGACGGTGCCGCGATGCACTGGATATTGTTGAACAGATGGGCGTGAAATTCGCTGAGGTTCTTGGTGTTGAATGGCCGCAGGAAAGCGCCGGTTGCAATCACAGCCATGACGCTGTTCGCTCCGGCGTTCACATAAAGGATTGCTTCCTGCGCCAGTCGCGGCTGTACCTGCGCGGACCCATCGCCGGACAGCAGCAGAAACTGCACGCTGCCGGCCTTGAGCGGGTTGGTCGGCGAGATCGGGATATAGTAGACGCGCCGGTCGCAAAACACGAACTCGTTGCTCTCTGGGCCGGCCACCACATAGTAGACCCGCACCTTGCCGGGCACGACCTCGAAGAACCCGTTATCCGGTGACGACGCATCATCGTCATAGATGTCGGTCTGATAATTGATCGTGGACCACTGGATGCCGCCGGGCACGGACGGGAAATCGCAGAAGCCGAGGCGAAACTGATCGGCGAATACCGATGCCGGATAGCCGCGGAAGTCGTTCATCACCTCGTCGTCCCAATCCGAGATGGCCGTCGGTGCAATCACCGTAACAGCGGCGGTCGTGGTGGCGGTGCCGGATGGCCCGGCGATGGTCTCGGACGCGGAGTAGTCCCGGGTAATTCCGTTGACGATCAGCATCTGCAACACGAGCGAAATGCCGCTGACGACCGTCGTGGTCAGCGAACCATGGGGTCCGGTAATCGTATGGCCTGCGCCGAACGCGGTGCCGTTGACAAGATTCACGTTGAAGGTGACAGCAATGCCTGGAAGGCCGCTGATACCCGCGATTGTGCCGGTTGCGCCGTTGGTCGCATCGGTGATCGCATCGCCGACCTGAAATATGGCAACTCCGGAAGCGTTGACGATCTGGTTGACCGGCGAAGATGTGACGATGCCTTGCGCACCCGAAACCGAGCCATCCACCACGTCGCCGATCGCAAACACGCCATTGACCGAGCCAACCGTCAAGGTGACGGAATGCGGCAGCGGTTCTATTACGACGGCGTTGATGTTCGATGAATCGATCATCGTGCCGAGCAGCATCTGCCGGCCGGCAAATCTCATCCGCGTGCCGGCCATACCGGCCACGACGATCGGCGAGGAAAACTTCAGGGTGATCGCGCCGCGCGCCGCGCTCGGCAGCATGGTGATGTTCTGCGGCGAGATGCGATAGAACGGCGTGCGCTTCTGGCCGCTCGGCACGACGGCTTCCTGATAGTCGGCAATCGTCCATGTCGACACGCCATCCCAGGTCACGACCTGCGGGCGCATGGAGTGTCCGAAGCAGATGTAGATCGACAGGTTGACCAGCACGAAATTGATCGACTGGATATCGCTTGCGCTTGCCCACGGCAGCGCCGCGCCATTGCCCTGCAGCGTGAAATTGCCGACCGTCGTTCCCGTATTGTCGATGATCTTCAGTCGACCGGCGGCGAACTGGATATCGAACACGTTGCCGGACGTGATCGTGAAACGATCGGTCCTGATGCCGGAGTTGGTGATGGGATAGAGCGCGCGGCGTCCGGGACGGTCCTGCAGGGCGCGGGAATTGAGGATGCGGGCGTTCGCCATCTGGCGAAGTCCGGCCTTGCGCGCGGGGTGATCGTCAGAGCGCTTGAGCGCGGGGTCGACTTCGCCGAACGAAAAATCGCGCTGGGCTCCGAGAATTTTCTCGACCATAGCCCATCACCTATCCTGGAATTCCGGTTCCACCCCATCCGCCCGGCACCGGCGGCCAGGGACGGCGAATCCGGCGAGACGCGGTAATGCGCGAGTTGAACATCGACCGCTTCGGCAATTGCTGGTCGTGACGGGTCTTGGCTTCCGTCAGCATGGCCTTGCCGGCATTCCACATGCGTTCGGCCTGCGCGACATCCTCATGCAGCCCGCGATAGATCCCGGACATGACGAAGGCGACCAGCGCCAGAACGAAAGTCGGCGTGCTCGCGGTTGGATCGGAGTTGGTCGAGAAGATGCCTTTGACCGTGACGACAGCGGGCGTCTGAGCTGGGCTCGGCGGTGGGGGCCCGCCTTGCGAATTGACCACGAGCTGGCCGTTGAGAAGGCCCCAGACACAAGGCCGGTCCGCGATGCGCACCCAGATCAGATGCACGAGATCAGAGGGGATATTATAGGCAGTGTCGAACTGATCGTCGTCGGGAGCATTGGCGGCCGGCTGAAGGGTTCGCACGTCGGTCGCCTGCGACCAACTATGCGCCTCGATCATGTAGGCCAGTGCGCGCTCATAGGCCGGCGAACAGACATTCCATTCGTCCGAACCATCGTCTGCGGTCGCGACCTGATTGTCGCCGGTTTGCGACAGGGCGCTGTTGATAACGTCGATTTTTGCCAGCGGCCATTGGAAGCTCATGGCGGCAGGATGGGCGCACCGTCACCTCGCGCAACGCACCACGAAAAAGACGGCCCGAAGGCCGTCCAGGTCGCGGGGAGGACAGGATCAGCTTGAGGCTTGCGGGGTGTAGGTCCACGAGCCAACCGTCGTGCTGCCATCGACGATGTTGCCGCTGGTCCTTCTCCCGCCGCCGGAATGAAAATCCTGCATCGCGCTTTCCGTATAGCGATGCACCCGCTCGCTTTCCTGGTGTTGCTTGTCCAGCGCCGGCGAGAGATTGTTGATCGTCAGCGTGAACAGCGCCATCTCAGCCTCAATAGTAGCCGTAAATAACCGAGATATTGATCGATGCCGAGTTGCAGGAGGTGTGGCAAACAAACAGCATGCCGTCCGATGCGGGAACGCCGGAGTTGGAGAACAGCCGGGTAAGCGCGCTGTCTGCGACGATCACGGTGGCGTTCGCGCCCAGCGCGACAGCCGAGGCAAAACGGGTAGCCGAGCCGGAATCACCGATATCGACGCCGCCGGTGACGGCATTGCCCGCGGTCTCTTCCAGGATGATGTACTGAATGAAACCATAGGCCGGGAGCGTGATGGTCGGTGTCGTCTGGCTGGCCGTGACCGCCTGCGTCTGCAGGACGAACATGTTCGGGCCGTAGGTGAAGCCCTGCGACAGGAAGAAACCGATGTCGGCCGCCGCAAACACCGCGCAACCGTTGCCACCGAGCACATAGGCCGTGTTGGCGGTGGTCGAGGTATTGACGACGCGCCGGCCGGAGTTGGCGGTGCCCGCGGACTGCGGTGCGCAGAGATAGGCGTGCGTTGTCTGGGTGGTTGCGGCGGCATTGGCCGGCGCGAACGGCGCACTGAACGGCAGCAGCAGCAGCGCGGCAATCAGCAATGCGCGGGTGGCCGCAAGCAGGGCGGTCAAAGACTTCATGGCTTCGTTCCTTTTCCAAACTGCGGGTCTTTCTCCCGCGCTTCCTGCAACTCGGCTTCGGACATTTGCGCGATGCGATCGGCTTCGGCCTGGGCCCTGCCGGGCTTCTGGCCCTTTGGCAGTTCGAGAAAATATCGCTCCGGATCGGCGGTGAGCGCGTGCACCGCGTCGGTTGACCAGAACGGCACCTTGAGCGGGCCGCCGTTTCTGGCGTGCCATTCGCGGTGCGCCTTCTTGGCCTCGCCATAGGTGCGCAATTCGGCGCGGTAGGTCTCTAGCGCATCCTCGTAATGGATTTGGGCCAGCGCGAAGTCGGCCCCCTTCAGATCCTTGCTCTCGACCGGCTCGACCGGGGCGGTTGGAGGCTCAACCCGAACCGGGCCGATATCCCAGAGCTGGACGTGATCGGTGGCGTCGATGAATTTCGGATGGATGCGAACGCTCATCCCGAACCTTTCTCGGATTCACTTCTTTCCGGAACGATTTCGGGCTTTGGCGCAAGCGCGATCTCGTGATCCGGGGTCTTGGCCAGCTTGTCGCGCTCACGTTCGGCATCAATCCTGACCCGCGCCGCAGCGTCGGCCGCCTCGGCCTCGATCTGGTTGATTTCGCCCTGGCGGTTGACCGCGACGGGGCCTTCGGCTTTCGCCTGCTCGGCGGCGACGCGCTCGGCTTCGGCCTTGGCCGCATCTGCCTGTTCCTTGCGGATGGCGTCGATCTTGGCCTGTTTGTCGGTGGCGATCTTGGCGAGCGCCTCCTGTTCGGCCTGCGCGATCTTGGCGATCTCGGTAGCGCGGGCCTGTTTTCGCTGCTCGATCTCATGCTCGACCGTGCCTTCCGGCGCGAAAAGGCTGTATCGCTCCGGATGACGCTCGATCGCTTCCGAGACATCGGTGGCATGCAGTTGCATCTTGATCGGCCGGCCGCCGCCTTCCGGCAGCAAATCCCAAACGTGGCGCATCATGATCAGGGCTCCATCATCACGCCGATGTCGGCGGTGAATGTGATCGAAGGGCTGGTGCCGGCCGCCACGACATAGAGGGCGATGAATTCGTAGAGGCTGCCGCCCTGGTTGGTCGAGAACGGGATTTCGTACTGGCCGGTCACGTTGTCGGCGCCGTTGAGGATGTCGAGCGAGGCGCCCTTGCCGATCATGATCTCGTTGAGCACGACGTTGCCGGTCAAAAGGCCGGGATCGTTCGAGCCGACCAGGATCAGCTTGTAGGTCTCGTTGCCGGCGGAAATCTTGATCGCGGAGACCTCCATCACCACAACCGCATCGAGCCGGGCCTGCTGCTTGGGCACGGTGCCCTGATTGCCGCCGAGGTCGAGGATGGCATTGGCGCCGCCGACCTGGGCATAGCCGGTCGCGGTGTAGGCCGCCGCGCCGTCCGAGAGGACGAGGTTGGCGTCGAAGGAATAAATGCGGTCATTCGGGAAGCTCATGGTCTTTCCTTCCGGCGATCAGGCCACGATGGCCGCGTTGGTCCAGCTATCGAGCCGGCTCAGGCAGTATTTGTGCTCGTCGACCATGCCGACATCCCAGCTCAGATGCGTGCGATAGGTCTTGCCATCCTGCAGCAGACCGATGTCGCGGGCCTCGATCGGGCGAACCTGCAGGCCGCGCAGCTTGCCCTCGCCGACGGAAGCTACGTAGAGCGAGGCGGTGACGGCCGAGCCGCCGCCGGAGCCGACCTCGGTGAAGTCCAGCATCGGAGGATGGTCGTCCTTGGGGTAGCCCCACATGAAGGGAAGGCCGGCGTAACTCATCTTCAGCTCGCCGACCTGATCCCATGTCTGCATGACGAAGCCTGACAGCGTGGTGTTGCGCGCGGCCTGAATCCAGAGCGGGCGCGAGGCATAGGGCGCGAGGATGTGGGTCGGGTTGTTGACCGCGTTGATCGCGGTGTCGAGGTTGGCGAGCGACAGCGCGGCGCCGCCGGACGAGGCCGAATTGTGGATGTCGCGCGAATACTTATTGCAGCGGATTTGCAGGCCGTTGAACACGCGCCGGTTGGTCGACTGGTCGCCCTTGATCAGGGTGGTTGCCCAGAGCTGGCCGAATGCGGTGATGCCCATCTGCTCTTCGTAATTGCGGCGCTCCGGACCGTGGCGGTCGATGATGGCGCGGTCAACATCGATGTCGTGGTCGATGATCGCGGTCGATTCCTGCAGTGGCGTGATGGTGCCGTGACCGGACGAGCTGCCCTCGTTGATGGCGCGGAACTGCGGGGTCGGGAGGACGGCCTGCCGGTAGTAGACGAACACCGAGCCCTTCAGCCCCTCGAACGGCAGCACCTCGAAAAAGTCCACCGACTTGGCGAACATTTCGATGACGGGACGGCGGACATCCTCGATTGCGAAGGACTTCGCATATTCCGCCACGGTGATCAGATTGGAGACAGGCATCGTTCAGTTCCTTTCAAGCCGCTTTGCCGCTCATGCGTTCGGCGTAGGCTTTCTTCTCGCCGTAGCTCATCTTGTCGTAGGTCGCCTGGTCGATCTTGCCGGTGTCGACATCCTCGCCGCCGCGGCGGAAATTGGCTGCGCCCTGCGATGCAAGTTTCGAAATGATCTTCTCGAAGAAGGTGACGTGGGCCGCTGTGGCCAGTGTCGCGATGATCGGCTTGACCTCGGCTTCGCTGCCATTGGCATTGAGCCAGCGCGTTACCGCGTCGATGCGCTCCGGGCCTTTGGCGCCGAGCGCATCGAGGTTCTTCGCCTTGAGCGTTTCGTAGGTCTTGGCCTCGGTCGCCTTCATGGTGGCGACGACGCCGAGCGCGTCGGAAAAGTCCTGCTGCGACCAGCCCTTGGCGTGTGCCATGGCCTTCGCGTCCTTCAGCATGGGATCGTTGACATCGAGCTTGACCTCGATGCCTTCCGGGGCCGCAAAACCTTCCGGCAATTTCAGTTCGTAGCCTTCCGGCGTCTGCGGCAGGGAGGCGCGGCGCGAGTCATCGGCGGCCTTGAAGGTAGCGAGCTCGTCGAGATGCTTGCGCAGCTCGGCGCCCTTCACCTCGTTCTTCTCGGCATCGAAGAAGGATTCCGGCACCCACTCGGGGCGGGCGGCCTTCGCAGGCGCGCTACTCGTCGCGGGCGGCGTAGCCGGGGACGGCGGTGTCTGCGGTGATGCGGCGACCGGCACCGCGGG